ACGGGAGTCGGTGGTGGCGGTGGTGGAGGTTATTATGATCCTAGTCAACCAACAGGTTTTGGAGGATTAGCTAATCCAGTCGGTGGAGGTGGTGATGCAGGAGCATCGCCAGCTAGACCTGGCACTAACCCTGGTGAAGCAGGAACAGCTAACACTGGAGGTGGTGGAGGTGGAGCTTCATCTGCTAATGGTCCTGCAGCAGGAGATGGTGGAGCAGGAGGATCTGGTGTTGTAATTACAAAAGAATTAAATAAAGCAACTGGTGTGTGGTCAATGCAATCACAATTTCAAGCAAGAAAAAATGGAACTTGGGTTTTACCTCCTGTTATTTATACAGGAATAAATTTTATGGTTATAGCCGGTGGTGGTTCAGGTTCAGCTAACGCAGGTGGTGGTGGAGGAGCTGGAGGTTATCGTGCCTCTGGGTTTGGTCCAAGTCCACTGCAAGCTACTGCATTAACTCTAGAAGAAGGAGATTATGATATAACAATTGGGGCAGGTGGAGCACAAAGCACATCACCTGGACCAGGTGGTTTTGCTGGAAATGATTCAATATTTAACCCTGGTGGTTCAGAAGGAACTACAATGATTACAGCAACCGGTGGTGGTAGAGGTGGTCAAGATGACAATTTTGGTGGTGGTGATGGAGGATCTGGTGGTGGAGGGGGAGCTAGAGGTAGTGCTGTGCCTGGTGGTTCAGGAAACACTCCTCCGTTTACTCCGCCTCAAGGTAATCCTGGTGGTAGTGGTGCTAATAGTGTATCACCTAGAGGACCGCAAGGTGGTGGTGGAGGTGCCGGTGGTCCTGGGGGAAATGGTTCTGGACCTAACACTGGTGGAGCCGGTGGTGCTGGTGTACCTAATTTAATTGGTTGTGGAGCAACACCTTTTTCAACAACAGCATTTGCTGGTGGTGGAGGTGGTGGTAGTGGACCTGTGCCAGGTGCATCTGGAGGGCCAGCTAGTTCTGGTGGTGGTGCTGGAGGATCAAATAGTTCAGGATCTAATGGTACAGCTAACACAGGTGGTGGCGGTGGTGGTGCTAAAGATGGTGGACCTGCAGGTGGAGAAGGTGGATCAGGAGTCGTAATTATGAGATTTCCAAGTGATGCAACATTAGCAGTAACTCCGGGTACAAATTTAACAGGGACACATCCAGGTGGAGAAAAAGTTGCTGTATTCAAAGCAACAGGAACATTGACAGTTTCATAACAAATGTTATATTAAGTTTATAAAGATATATGAACTTAATGAATTACTACTGGTATTTTCAATCAGCGGTTCCCGCTAGAATCTGTGATGACATAATTAAATATGGAAAATCCATACAAGATCAAATGGCAGTCACTGGTGGTTTTGGTGATAAAAAATTGAATAAAAAAGAGATTAAAGATTTAAGACAAAAAAGAGATTCTAATATTGTTTGGATGAATGATAGATGGATCTATAAAGAAATTCAACCTTATGTTCACTCAGCAAACGCTAGTGCTGGTTGGAATTTTGATTGGGATTATTCTGAATCTTGTCAATTTACAAAATATAATAAAGGCCAATTTTATGATTGGCATTGTGATAGTTGGGATAGACCTTATATTAAAAAAAATACTGACGATCCAACACATGGTAAGATAAGAAAATTATCTGTTACAGTCACTCTTTCAGATCCAAAAGAATATAAAGGTGGTGAATTAGAGTTTGATTTTAGAAATAAAGATCCAGATAAAAAAAACAATATTCATAAATGTAAAGAAATATTACCAAAAGGATCTTTAGTTGTATTTCCTTCACATGTATGGCATAGAGTATGTCCTGTTAAAAAAGGATCAAGATATAGTTTAGTAATATGGAATTGTGGATGGCCATTTAAATGAAAAATAAAAATTACCCAGAAAAATTATATATAGAAGAGTATTTTAAATGTCCTATATGGCATGCAGAAGAACCTAGTTTTGTTAAATCTTTAAATAAAGCTTCTGATAAATATATTAAAGAAGCACAGAAAAATTTAAAAAAATCAATTAATGAAAGAAATAAAAAATTTGGAGATAAAGGAGATATGGGTCATGTGTTTCATTCAACATCGTTAATTAATGATCCTAACTTTAAAAAGTTACAAGATTATGTTGGTGCAACCGCACACAATTTATTAAACGAAATGGGTTTTGATCTAACTAATTATCAAGTATTTACAACAGAGATGTGGGTTCAAGAGTTTGCTAAAAAAGGTGGGGGACATCACACTTTACACACACATTGGAATGGACATATATCTGGTTTTTATTTTTTAAAAGCAAGTGAAAAAACATCTATGCCAGTTTTTGAAGACCCAAGAGCAGGTAATGTTATGAATCTTTTACCAGAAAAAGATAAGACAAAAATAACTTATGCAACTTCGCAAGTGCATTACAAAGTTAAACCTGGTAATATGATTTTTTTTCCATCTTATATGCCACATTTATATAGTGTAGATATGGGATATGAACCCTTTAGATTTATACATTGGAACTGTCAAGCTATACCGAAAGGAGTATTAAATGTCGTTCAAAAAAAATAAATATAGTGTTTTAAAAAATGCAATATCAAAAGAGTTAGCAGACTTTGTTTATAGTTATTTTAAAAACAAAAGAAGTGTTGCAAGAGTTTTATTTGATACAAAATATATATCACCCTTTACAGAATATTGGGGTGTGTGGAATGACCACCAAGTGCCAAACACCTATTCACATTATGCAGATATGGCAATGGAAACTTTATTAGAAAAAGTAAAACCGGTTATGGAAAAACACACCGGTCTTAAATTAAGTCCTACATATTCCTATGCAAGAATATATAAAAAAGGTGATATATTGGCTAGACACAAAGATAGATATTCTTGTGAAATATCTACTACATTAAATTTAGGTGGTGACTCATGGCCGATATATTTAGATCCGACAGGCAAAACAGGTCAAGCTGGTATTAAAGTAGATTTAAAACCAGGAGATATGTTAATTTATTCTGGTTGTGATTTAGAACATTGGCGTGAAGAATTTAATGGTAAAGATTGTGGACAAGTATTTTTACATTACAACAAAGCTAATTCAAAAACTGCTAAAGAAAATCATTTAGATAAAAGACCTTTATTAGGTTTACCTGCTTGGTTTAAAGGCGCTACGTTGACAAAAGATAAAAATTAATCTATATTATAAGCTTGTAGGGGGAGACACCACCACAATCCTCTCCCCTTACTTTACCGTTTGAAATCCCAACAAATCTGATATAACCTATCAAAAATAGGTTTTTATATATGCTACAGAAACTAGGCTTTTTACCCGGATTCAATAAACAAGTTACAGCCACAGGAGCTGAATCTCAATGGACTGACGGGCAAAATGTGCGTTTTAGATACGGCACTCCTGAAAAAATAGGTGGTTGGAATCAATTAGGTGAGTCTAAACTAACTGGTGTAGCTAGAAAATTACATCATTTTGTTAATTCAGCATCAACTAAATTTGCTGCAATAGGCACAAATAGAATATTATATGCATATTCTGGAGGTGTATTTTATGACATACATCCTTTAGTCAATCCATCAGGCACAGCTATTACAAATTGTTTTACCACTACTAATAACTCAACAACTGTCACTATAACATTTTCTGGTTCAACAACTTTTCAAGCAGGAGACATTATATTATTTGGTGATGCTTCTACATTTTCATCTATAACCAACTCTAATTTTACGGCTGCAGATTTTGTTGATAAAAAATTTATGGTAACTAGTGTACCAAACAGCACCACTATTACTATAACAATGCCTAGTGTTGAAACAGGTAGCGGTGCAACCTTATCTGGGGGTATAACTTTTTTTCAATATTATCATGTAGGACCAGCTGAACAATTAGGAGCTTTTGGTTGGGGTATATCATTATGGGGTGGTAATATTTTAGGATCTCAAACAACAACTTTAAATGGAGCGTTATTAGATGATGCAAATGGTACGGGTGGATCTGGAACAAGTATTACACTTACAAGCACAACCGGTTTTCCAACATCGGGTACAAACTATATTCAAGTAGGCTCAGAAGAAATATCTTACACTGGTGTTTCTGGTAATGACCTAACAGGTATTACAAGAGCTGTTAG